CACCAGCCCCAAAGACCCATTAACATTTGATCAAGTAAAAGGTTATATTGCACAAGATGATTTTATGAAAGACGCAATGGTAGTTAGTATGCCAAATATCACCAATATTGTTTACGGAAGAGATGTCGGGTATAATATTGAACAAGTATCGTTAGGAGCAGATATTGAAGCTATTTCAGCAACTGAAAAACGCAAGCAAATGGGTATTTGATAATAAAATATCAGAGGTAGAGGAAAGAATTATGTTTGAGCAAATAGAAAGAAAACCTATTATGTGGGTATCTCATGGTAGATCATTTGTGAAAGCGGTAACATGGAGAACAACTGGCACAATTGATACTTTTATTCTTTCTTATTTAATTACTGGAAAAGCCAAACTTGCCCTGGCTATTTCTGGCATGGAAATATTTACTAAAATATTTTTATATTATGTACATGAGCGTATTTGGAACAAGATTAAGTGGGGTAGAGAATAGCATATACGCAAAAAGCGTATTATTTGCTATAATATAAACTATGAGCTCATCAACCAGTAAAGGGTTTCCCTATCCATTGTCAACTGATCCAGTTGACGTACCGTCCGATATCTATAACCTAGCATCAACAATTGATACAAAGGCTACATCTACAGCTGTGGCTAATACCCTTGTTTACAGAGAAACAAATGGAAAGATTACAATTGGTGATCCAACAGCAACATCTCACGCTGCTACAAAAAATTATACAGATGGTCAAATAGCTCTTGCAGTTCCAGTAACAACTAAAGGCGATATTATTTATGCAAGTGCAAATGGATCTGCAGTTGCAACAGCAACAAGATTAGGTATTGGTACAAATGGATACATTCTTGCAGTTTCTGGAGGAGTGCCAGTCTGGCAAAGTCCAACAACAGGTGCGGGAAATGGAACAGGAACTGGATATACACAGACTTCTGGAACAATAGGAACTGGATCAGCAACATCAATTGACACAATTGCAAAAAGTACATTTATTGGAATTGAATATTTGTTAAATATGAAACAAGGATCAAACATAAGAGTTTCAACAATTAGAGTTGCTACAGATGGAACAAATGTAGTATCTGAAGAATATGGTGTTACCGAATTAGGAAACACTATGCCAGATGTATATGTTTCAGCAGTCTCCTCTGGATCTAACTCTTTATTACAAGTTACTGTTTCAGATGCGGGAACAAATGCAGTGACATGGAGACTTTCAAGACTTGCACAATAATTGGAGGCTAACTAATGTCCTATCTTTATGCTGTAAACAGGGATAACCCATTAGGTTATTTTCCAATTGATGCTGACTATACATATTATAATTTAAAAAATAATTTTACAACTTATGGCGGAACAAAAGGTAATGATCATACTAATGGTAATTTGTATGACACATATGCTGGTTTTCAATATGGTTACCTAAATACATTAAAAGTAGTTGACGCTACATCTTATAACAATAACCCTTCAATTGTAGGAATAGGATATTCAAGTCCTATTGTAATGGGTAACAAAACATCTGCTAAAATAACAGCAAACTCATCTGTAGAAATTAAAAATATTTATGACGTATTTGTACCGTCTTCAAACCCTCACACATGGTCTACAGAATTTTGGACATCATTTGATTGGATGGATGGACAGGCACTAGATTTTACAACATATGATAGTTTTTCTACAAATGATTATCGCAATGATATTGGATTTAGATCAAGCGTAGCCACTTACCCAAAAATCTATCTACTTTCTATTGGATATTACACAACAGTTAGCGGAAGTAAATATTTTTATAATTATGCATCTATTCTTTATAACCAAGAAACAAACTGCATAGAATTTTATGTACCACAAGCTTCAGGCGGATATGCAAAATCTTATTGTGTGGTAACAGACCTAGACTCACCAATGCACATATATGCAACTTATTCAAATAAAACAATTAACGTTTCTGTAAATGGACAAACAGGAATTTCAGCATATGTTGGAAGCGGTTTGTTTCAAGATACTAATATTAAAAATAACTATCAAAACCTTATATTTAAAATATCTGGATCTTATAATGATTTTTCAACTACGCCTCCAACAAAAAATTCTTTACAAGACGGGCAATACTTTCTTATATCTAATCTAGCTTTTTATGACTATCTTCTTACAAGTCAACAACTTGCTAATCATATTAAATGGGGAGTATATGATAATAAGCCAGTTAAATCTTCAGTTCAATATGGAACACACCTATTTCCGCTAGAGGAATCTCCACAAAACTTTCAATATGGAAAAATTTTTAGCGGTTTAAGTTTTAAAGATTATACTGATCTTTATAATTTAAATATAACATCTAATGGACTAGAGCCACAAAAAATAAACCGTGTTACATTTAATAATATTGATAAAACAAGTACTCTGCAATCTCCAAGCGACAGATCTGGAATTTATTGGAGCAGCGGTAAAGCGGCATTAGATTTTTCAGATTTTGGCAAAATATCTTCAATGCCTTGTACTATAAGTTTACTGCTTGAGCCTATGGTTGGTTACGGAAATGAATATATTCTTTCTATAAACAATGTTAATGGATCTTCAACTTTGTTTGTTGATCGTACAAGTGGAAGCTATAATTTAAAATTTTATGATGTAACAAATGGCGGAACTATAACAACACTATGTTCTGTTACTCCGACTTATAAAACAACTTACCAAAAATTAGCTATATCTTTTGCAAATAATTCAGTAATTTTAACAGTAATAGACGCAATTTTTGATGAGGAAGCTTCAAGCTCTGACACTACTTCTCAAAGCTCACCATATCAAAAAACTTTTACTTTTTCTAATAATAGTATATTAACTATAGGACAAAGTTATCATAATGGTAATGATTTAAGTTCAATGACAGTTAATAAAACAATATTTTCTTATTTAGGAATATCTGATTTGTATATTACAGATTTTACAAATCAATATATAAATGGATATCAATACCCAGATGGTTACCCTTGGGCTGGAATTATTAAATACAGTGTTCCTCTACAATATTATTCAGATCCATATAACCCTGTAGATGTAGTTAAATCATTTCCAGTTTATCAAATGGGACATTGGACTACAGCAATACCATTATCTGCAATGGATTCAATTATAGGGTCAAAAGTTAAATGGAACTCTACAAACAACTGCCTAGTTGAATATTTATTTCCTAATGAAAATCTTGCACATCAAGAAGATAATTGGATGTCTTTTTCAAGAAAAGGCGGAGTTATTTGTGGATATAATTTTGCAAATAAATTAAGCACAATGTTAATAAGAACTACAATTATAACTAAATATGATGTTCAAGATTTAAATCAATCATTTAATAATCTTGAGGTTGCTCTTTATAAGAATATGAATTTTTATTCAGAAGGCGAATCATTTATGCTGACCCCAGATTCCAGAAGTATGAATAATACATCGGGTGCAATAAAAGGATATAGCAAACCAATACAATCAAGATCTAACAACTTAGGATTGTTGTTTAGTTATAGCATGCATGATATGGGTGTTCCAGGATATGCTGAAATACAAAATTTGTATAGTAAAAAGGTTGCAGGAGTAGATTTTTGGTTTAGACCAGATACCAATTTTGCTAACACTCATATTTTGACGGGAGACACAAACGTATCTGGGTATCCAGATCTTTATATAGATTCAAACAATGCTTTATCTTATAATACTGGAATATCTGCAGTTTATGTTAATGGCTTATATGTATCAAATTCAGCTACTGCATCCACGGTTGCAGACAATGTAGCAAGATTTAGTTTTACTGCAAATACTCCAGTTCACATCCTTGTAGTATTTAACGGCACATTTACGGGTAATATTGATTTAAACGGGGATGATGTAAATTTGGGTTCGGAAAGCTCATACGGATTTATTAATATTTGGGAAAATGGTGTTTCTCAACAAGATGCCATAAATAGATATAACTTATTTACACAGAACTCCTTAGCTATTGCATTAAATGATAATTCTATGAATTCAATAAATAACCCGCTATTATTTGATTATCGCAAAACTATGCCAATAGTACACAAAATTGGTTCATAGTTGCACAAATTTTATGTCTCAGTAATTAAGAATGGTAAAATACTAGTATGAAAATGAAGAGTACACAGGTAGAAGAGGTACCATACGGTACATATATCTGGAAGATGCCAGATGGAAGTCTTGTCACAGATGAAGATGGAAACTACATGTGCATATTTGCAATCAAGGGCGATGTAAAGAAAATAGCCCAATTAAGAAAATTTGCAAAGCATTATGGTATTGAAGAAGGTCAACCTGAATGGTTTTCTGGATCTCGTCCTGTTAGCGATGAAGAATATGAAAATCAAAAACAAAGACTTGAATGGGGATTGGTCCCAGATGAAAAAGACTTGCCAGCTCTTAAAGAAGAATTAGAGCAGCAAAGGAAAATGGGTATTATATGATACAACACAGTGCAAACGTAGCAGATGACAATGATGATTTTATTTCTCAAGAATTAATTGTCAGCGGTGCTGCACTAGGAACATCTCCAAGAGAACTGCAGGAAGCAGATTTTGATGACCCATTTTTAGCAAAAGCTGAAGATATATTAAAAATTGAAAATTTAAATGCTAATTTTAAACGAAATGCTACAAGAAAAATACAAAAAGCCTATACTGGACAAGATGATGCAAAATCTAAAAAGCTTGATCCACTTGACCTAACTGGTTATTCATTATTCCAGATTGTTCAACCGCCGTACAACGTTCTATATCTAGCACAGCTATATGATCTATCTCCATTTCATCACGCAGCGGTAGATGCAAAAGTTTCTAATACAGTAGGGCTCGGATATAAGTTTGAAGAAACTCAAAAAGTATTAGATAAGCTTGAAGATGTATCTGAAGATGAAGAAGCACAAAATAGATTACGCAGAAAAATTTCTCGTGCAAAAGTGTTGTTAAGAGAAAAGCTTGAAAGTCTTAACTCTGATGATTCACTTGAAGAAGTGCTAACAAAAGTTTATAAAGATTTAGAAGTAACTGGAAATGGTTATCTTGAAGTTGGTAGAACTTCAGCTGGAGAGATTGGATACATAGGTCATATCCCTGCCATTACAATGCGTATAAGACGCCATAGAGACGGTTTTGTACAGGTTGTATACAATCGCTATACATACTTCAGAAACTTTGGCGACAAGACCACACAAGACCAAATAGGTACAGATCCTCGTCCAAATGAAGTTATTCATTTTAAAAAGTATACTCCAACAAATACGTATTATGGAGTTCCAGATGTTTTGTCTGCAAAAAATGCAGTTGCTGGTGATGAGTTTGCATCTAGATACAACCTAGATTATTTTGAAAATAAAGCTGTTCCAAGATATATAATTACAGTTAAGGGTGCACGTCTTAATGCTGATTCGGAAAGAAAGCTTCTTGAATTCTTCCAAATAGGTCTTAAAGGCAGAAATCATAGAACTCTTTATATTCCGCTTCCAGCAGACGGTGAAAATGCTCGTGTAGAGTTTGAAATGCATCCAGTAGAGGCTGGAATTCAAGATTCTTCATTCTCTAATTACACTATAGAAAATAGAGATCGTATTCTTATTGCACATAGAACTCCATTGTCTAAGATTGGACATGGAAACCCTAGCCCATTAGATGATAAAATATTTAAAGAGCAAGTTACTCGTCCAGCACAGGATGCTCTTGAAATGCAAATTAATAAAATTGTTAAAGAGTTTACAGATATGTTTGCGTTTAGATTTGAAGAGCTTACGCTTACAGATGAACTTGCACAAGCTCAAATTGATCAAATTTATCTTACAACTCAAGTTCTTCTTCCAAACGAAGTTAGAATGCGTTTAGGTAAAAACCCTATTGATTCTGGAGATGATGTTTTTGACCCATCAGGAGATGCAGCAGAAATGAAAGCTCAGCTTACGGATTCTAGAGCTAGAGATAAGACAAGAAATGCTGCACCAGAAGAAGCCGTTAGTGGCAGGGCTCGTAAGAATGAAGGCCGAAAGGTAAAATAGTATATCACAATATTTTGCCTTTGTGCGAACTATTGCTATTATTTAACATATAATGAACATTCAAAAAGTACATTGGAACAATAGCGAATCACGCTTAAACATGTCCTTCCCAATCGCAAAGGTTGATAAGGAAAAAAGAACTGTTTCGGGATTTGCAACACTTGATAATATTGATCGTCATGGAGACATTGTTACATCAGATGCAAGTGAAAGAGCTTTTGCACGTTTTAGAGGAAACCTCCGTGAAATGCATGCTCCAATTGCTGTAGGTAAAGTTCTTTCATTCCATCCTGAAGAATATTTTGACAAAGAATCTAACAAGACTTACAAAGGTATTTATGTTCAAGCATATGTATCTAAAGGTGCACAAGATACATGGGAAAAAGTTCTTGACGGTACTATGACAGGATTTTCAATTGGTGGAAATATTGTTCAGTCTTCATTTGAACCAGGCGATGACAAAAATGATCGTCGTGTAATTAAAGAATATGATTTACAAGAATTATCTTTGGTAGACTCCCCAGCAAACCCACTAGCAAGTATTTTCTCCATTCAAAAAAATGTTGATGGAAATACTGTTATTAAAGGTCTTGCAGCTGACACACAAATAGAAAATGTATTTTGGTGTAAGCATGACCAGATTGCGTCAACTACCAAATCAGAAAAAAAGGATTGTGTTATATGCAATGCAACTATGGAAAACATAGGTTGGATTGAAAGTTCATCTATTGAAAAAGCTGTTGCAATACAAAAAATTGTTGACACCTATTTCAAGAAAGATGATGCTCCAGGTCCAGACCATGCAGCAACAACACATGATGGCGAAGCAGGAGTTGTAGATTCTAATTCTACTATTAATTTATATCCTGATCAAAATCCAAAAAAAGTTTTGTTCAATGATGGAACAAAAATAAATAAGAGTGATGCAGATGCTTCACTCAGCAAAGGAGGTAATAAAATGGCAGACGAAACAAATAATGATGCAGTGGCAGAAGCAATCGAAGAGATTGTTGAAGCAGCAGAAGAAGCTATTGAAGCAGCTGTAGAAGCAGCAGCTCCAGAAGCAGACGCATCAACAGATGCAACTCCAGCAGATGCTCCAGCAGCAGATGCTCCAGCAGAAGATAGCGTAGAGAAGTCCGTCACCAGCGCAGAGGCAACAGAACCTTTTGCAAAGATGTTGACTGATATGCGTGACCTCTTTAGTGAAGCACTAAATAAGAATTCTGCAGAATCAGTACAAGCAATTAAAAAGTCAGTAGAGTCAGTAGAGGCAGCAAAAGCCGAATACATGAGTGCCGTAGAAGGCATGAAGAAAGAACTCACAGACATTACAAATAACATTGCTGATTTCTTCAAGCGTTTTGAGTCCCTAGAAAAGAGACTTTCAGCTTATGAAGGTGATACTGCAGTACAAAAGTCCGTTGGTGAAGTTGAAAGCTCACCAAGGGAAAATAAACTTCGTAAAAATATGGAGTTTGATTGGCAAGGATCCTTCCTCGGTTCCAAAAACCTATAAAAAAATCAACAAAAACAAAGGCGGTGAAATAAATAAATGAGCAACGAACTATTACAAAAAGTAATTGATACAACAAATCTCGGAACATCAGGTTCTGATCTTTCAGGTGACGGACGTACCCTTTCAGGTACTGGTCTTCTATACCCAGATCAAGCTAATCGTTTCCTTGACTACATGTGGGATGCGACTATCCTCGCAAAAGCTGCACGTACAATCCGTATGCGTAGCAACACCACAGAAATTGAT